CCTGTGCCCCCGCCGTCTCGGCAAGCGTCCGGCCCTGCTGCTCGACCATGCGGGCGCCGGTCAGGCGCGTGTCGGCCGCACGATTGGCGGCACGGGCGATCGTATCCGCCGCCGCGTTGTTCGGGTCCAGGTTCCTCCGGTTTGTGTACTCGTGGATATTTGGCATCGCTTACCCTCCACTCGTACCGGGCGTCACAGGCGAAGGCATCAGGCCGCTCAAGCCGCCGGTCGCAATCATCATTCCGAGATCGGCGACCCCGGCGATCCCCTTCATTACCCCCGACCACTTCTGCTTGGTCTTAGCGTCCGCACTCATTTCCAGGGCGAGCTTAGACAACTCGGTGTAAGTGCCGGCCTGTTGATCATAAGTCCCAGCGATTTCCTCATACGTCCCCGCCGCAGCCTCGTCGCCGGCTGCGGTGACATCCGCGATCCCAGCGGTGCCGCGGCTCGCTTCGGCCTGCATCCGGTAGCCGAGCGCGGCTTGCTTGTACACGTTGGCGTCGATCGACCCCTGCACTCCGATGATTTCTTTCGTCAAGGCGCCCTGCGCCGCGCTGTCTCGCAAGATGTCGAGGCCGGACCCGGACGCGGAGAAGCCGGCGCCCGCGATGTCCGCTTCGGCGCCGCCGATGGTCTTGTAGATTTCCCGGTCGGCCTGCATCTGCTGGATCGCCGTAGACTTCTCTTGAAACTGAAGGCTCAACTCAGAGAGATAACCCGCGCTGTCGTAGCCCGTCGCCTCGTCGCGGTAGATGCCCGCGCGCATACGGTTCGCCGTCGCGCTATAGCGGGACGCCTCGGCCTGCCCGCGCGCCCCGATGGCCTGCCCGCGCGCCCCGATGGCCTGCCCCGAGAACGAGAGCGATTGTCCGCGCTCAGCCTTGCCGGCCTTCGGACCGAACAAGTCCATCGCGGCGCCGCCCAGGTTCGAGATGATGCCGCCGAGGCCCATGTCACTTGTCCTGCGTCTGGAGGTAGCCGCCGATCGCCAGAACGGTCGCGGGGTAGGGCCGCGTCACTTCCCAGCACAGTTGGCTCTCGTAGGTATACTTGTCCTCCAGTATATCAGTGTGGAGCCCAGAGAACAACTCTTGCTTTGTCAAGGCCGTACCACCCCCTTCGGTGCGGAAGTTAGCGGGGCGCATGCGGGCGAAGTCGGTCCCGAACGAGATACCCTGGGTGCCACGCAGCAGGGCGCCATATTCGTGCGCCCGGCACAGTTTGCCGAAGCCGGGGCCATTGCGGGCGCCCGTGTCGTCCGGCGAAGCAGGCCGCAGGATTTGGCCCCTGGTGCGATAGGAGAACCCGACGACCGCCGGGACCGTCAGTTTGCCGGCGTCGATCGAGCAGGCCAAGTCGCCGTAATCTTCGCCGTTCGTGGAGAGAGCGTGGAGCGCCCGGAACGTGAAAGCCGCTACGGCACCGTAGGACACGTCGATGTAGCCACCCGTCACGGTGTACTCCCCGCAGTCGATGCCGCCGATCCACGCCGTCACCTTCTTCCCGTTCAGGTGCCAGAGCCCGTGAAAGCGGATGCCACTCTCCCCGTGCGAGAGCGTAGTCGTGGTCCCATGGCTGGGGGTGATGGCGTTGTCGAGGTAGAACGCATCGGTAATCAGGGCGTCCTCGTCCGGCAAGTCGGTCAGGATTTCGACGTGCCGGATGCCGGTCGTTTCGTCGTTCGTGATGACGGACAGGGTATCGAGGAGGCCATCAGCCGAAGGGCCAACGCAGATGCTCTCGACTTTCCGCCCTGAGCCTAGAGTGTGCTGGTGCCAAGCGTAGTACTCGGGCGGCTGGGTCGAGATCAGGCTCACCCGGCGATAGGTGCAGCCGATCAGCTTCCCGTCAGCCCGGCGCCCCCACACGATCGGCGTCAACCCATCCTGGAACGCGAGTTCATCGACGCCATACTTGGTGAGATGCTTCGCGAACTCAGACAGGTTGGGGCCGAACTGTTTGCCCGAGTAGGCATCGGCGAGGTATTCGATCAGCCGGCGCTTGAACTTTTGCACGAACACCGTGGTCAACCCGGTTTCAATTGGCTCCACGTTCGCGCACTTATACCGCGTTACACGCCGCGCCTTCACGCTGGTCGGCGTAATCGGACCATCGCTGGTGCCGGACTGGATCAACCATTCGCCGCCCGGCGTCCCGCAGGTGATGCCGAGAAGCCCCGGTTTCATCCAGAACAACGGGTTCACCTCCGAACTGTTGAACGTATAGGAGATGCCGTTACTGTCCGCGACCGTACCCGCCGCCGCGGTCGGCTCGAAATTGAAGATGTCGTTCGACTTACTGGCGTCCCAACGGTTCTTGACGACGCCGCTCAACCACAGGCGCCCTTCGTGATAGCACCCGCAGGTCGGGTAGCCGGTCGTGGCGCTGTAGACACCGAGCCGCCACGTAATCATTGGCGTCGTATTGGCAAGGGCGGGGCCAAGGACTTGAACCGTGGCGCTGGCACCCGCGACCCCACTTGCGGAGAAGAACTGCACTTCGGATAGGACACGGTATGCTGTGACGGCCGGGGGCGGCTCCGCGGACACTGGGCGCATTTCGATCCAGACGTAATTCCAGGTCGTCGTCACGTCGTTCGAGACGATCGTCACGCTGTCCATCGTGGACGGTGGAATTTTGTAGTACTGAAAATCGCTGCTGCCGAGGAGGGTCGCGCCCGAGGGTGCCCCGATCGTCGGGAACGTCGGCGCCGTCGCCTTCCCATAGAGATGGAACTGCACCGCCATATTGCCCGCCCAGCCCTCAGTAAAGGACGGGTAGATGATGACCGAACTGATCGTCTGCGCGGCAGCCCCGCTGTAATCCTTCCCGATATACGCGCTGGGGGCCTGGGCACCAACCGGCTGACTGAGGAACGGATTAGAAGTGGAAGCGCTGCCAATCAGGCTGTCGAATGCGTTATTCCCGTTCGTCATGTTGCCGATCGTCACCGACCCGGCAAGAAGCGGGTCGATGGCGCCGGTCGTCCCAAGCGCCGTGATTTTGCCCCAGGTCCAGGCCGTGCCGGGGTTGGTGCCCGAGAACATGCGGACAAGGCGCCCGATGTCGCTCGTCTGGAACCCGTTGGGGCCGACAGCTTCACCTGAGTTAACGATCTCCCATTTCGTCGGGGAGGTTGCCGGGGTATTGCCGACGTTCTGATCCGCGATCGAACGGTAGCCAATCGACGCCGAGGTAACGAAGTCGCCGATCTGGTACGCTTTGGTCGCACTGTACGCTGTGAAGGACAACGACAGCGTGATAAGGCCGGTCGTGCCGGAAGGCGTAGCGATGCTGTCCGTCACGGGATCAAGATAGGGGCCATCGCGGAAGTTCGCCGTTGCCAGGGAGAACTGTGCCGCCAGAGTATCAGTCGGCTCCTGATCCATCGTCAGGACACGGGGCGCCTTAGTCGCCTGGAGCAGCAAAGCGTCTTCCTCGCTCTGCACAACCCGAAGCGAAGGGATCAACGTCGATGTGTACGGCGTAACGATGTCGCGGATTTTCTTCACCGTGACGGAAAGCGTCGTCGCCCAAGTCAGCAGGGAACCGTCGAGTGAGACGCCCGTGATCGCATCGTACAACTTGAACGTCGTAGTGGACACGCCCACGATCCGAAACGCGCGGTTTGCCAGGGCGCCGCAAGCGGCTTTGCTGACTGCGTTCTCGAATGAAAAAATCACCTGATCATCCGTCGCCCAATCCGTTGCGGAGCCCACCGTCACCACGGTCGGGTTCGCGGTCGAAATGTCGGTAGCAGTGTAACTCGTCAATTCTGTAACGATCTCGGCGCCGTTGAAAAGCCGCAGGTGTCCATCCGTGAACTCCATGTTATACGG